TTAATTTTGGATCAGATAGTCAATAAGATAAAAAGGAATTTAGACATTACACTTGGATATACAAGTAAGGTATATGCAGATAAGATTAGCTTACCATCACAAGACTCCCATAGAGTCGGTAAGGCAATCAGAGTTAGGGTTCTAAATTCTAAGAAGAGATATGATTTTGTAAAGCATTTAATTCTTTTTGATATAAAGAGAATCGCAGTAAGCAGAGATACTGTTTACTTTGATACAGACAGTTTAAAAGAGCCGCACTTATATTTGTGGTAAAGATATTGAGTTTCCTTTATTTTGTTTTATTTTACTATTGTTATTTTTGTTATTGTTCTGGCAAGCCCCTCTTCTGAGGGGTTTTGCTATTTAATAAACTTATTATATTAAAAGTTATATATACCCGAGAAGGTATGATTTACAGCAAATTACGGCAAATTAACGTATATTATACCCGATAAGGTATTGTTTATAGCACATTAACAAATGTTAAAGTTTTGTTAATTAATTTAGCAGTCTAAAAAAGGTTTGTATATTTGATTATTAATAACAATTAAAACAAACATTATGAAACTAACTAAAGAAACTCAACAAGCCTTAATAGACAACTATTTTCCTGATGGTTTTACTTTAAAAGAAGCTAAAACATTTATAGATGGTTTGTGTATTGGAATAGAAATGAATCAACAACACTTAAAAAACAGAGAAAATGAAAACAATACTTAAAACAAACATTATGAAAAGTAGATACTACGATGTAAAAGAGATCACCTTAGTAGGAAGACAAGGTGGGAATTTAACAATTGAATTAGAAGCATATAACGATGCGTATAAGCTAGAGGCAATTACTTTAGATATTACAATATATGAGTTTATCAGTTGGTTTGGAAAAGAGGACATAGAACTTCTAAAGGAAAAATTAATAGAAGTAATTAAAACTAAATAATTATGAAACCACTAGAAAACAATCCAATAACAGGATATCCTGTTTACTCCAGAAAAGACCTAAGAAGCAAGCACCATAGATGTTTCAATGCAATTACATATTATACTGCTGATGCTTCTATAAAGATTAGTGAAGAAAACCTTAAGAAAATAGAGATATGCATAAGAATGAAGTAAAAATGGCAAGGCCTATTTGGGACTTATTAATTAACCCTATTACTGGGTTTAAAGTTGAAGATAGACGTAACGCTATGTGTCAAGAGGACAAGAACAAGTACGAGAAAGCAAGAAGACTTAGGAATAAACTAAAAAAAGGAAAGATATGAGTTACGATTTATTAAACTACAAAGAGGCTAGAATAGAAGCTTTGTTAAATAGAGTAAAGGAGTTAGAATCTAAAACAGAGAAACTTACTACATACATATTTGAGCTATGTGATAAGGACTGTCCTTTAGACTATAAAAGAATAGTGCAATCAGATGTACTTTCAGAGGGGTAGATACCTAGCTAATTGGATTTCATTAGCAGAGGCACTTGATTTGTTATACACAGCAAGTGCTTATGATAAAGAAGGTATGAATGAGTACTACAAGCGATTAAACGAAGTTCAATTCTACGTCAATAGTATGGAGATTGAATTAGAAGAAACAAAGCTTGAGTTACAACAGTATCGAATGGCATTTAATAAGTGCCTAGACAATAAGCAAGATAAGACTCAACATCAAAGGGATGCTGAGATAAAGAAAATAATAGTAAAATAGTTATATTATTATTATAATTAATGGATATTAATCACTACATTTACAAAAACAAAGTAATTTTATGGAAACAAATCAACAAGTATTAACATTTCAAGAGAAGGTAATTGCTCTACAAACAGAGCTGAAAGCACCTAAAAATCAGTACAACTCATTTGGGAAGTACAACTACAGAAGCCAAGAAGACATCCTGGAGGCTGTTAAACCATTATTATCTAAGTACAGTCTAGGACTTACTATTACGGATCAGATTAAAGAAGTAGGAGGTATTGTCTTCGTAGAAGCAAGAGCAATCTTACACTCAGAGGGTAACTCTGTTGAGGCAACAGCCCAAGCAGGAATTAACCCTGACACTAAAGGACAGCATATTGCACAGTCTTTTGGAGCTTCTAGCAGCTATGCTCGGAAGTATTCGCTTAACGGACTACTCTTAATTGATGATGTAAAAGATTCAGACTCAAGAGACAATAAGCAAGAGAACGCAGGAGATAAGTCTTATTCTCTAAAGCAAACATTACCATCACCAACTAAACCAGTAACACGTTTTTAATTATTATTATCATTATCACTATCACTATTAATTATCACTATTAACATTTAATTTATTTATTATGAGCAAGACCAGCACAATTTACGCACAAGGATTAAGATTTTTTAACGCTAGAGAGACTGCACCTGATTTTGTAAAAGGAACAGTAGTAGTAAACCTAAAGCAGTTCTTTGACTTTATGGGTTCTAAGGAAGTACAAGATCACTACACTAAGTTTGAGGGTAACAACCAAGTAAAGCTTAATATGCTATCTGGAGACAAAGGCATTTACTTTACTGTAGACACCTTTAAGCCGACTGCTTCTAAGCAGGAGACTGTAGCTGTAGAAAGCTCAAGTGACTTATCTTTCTAATAAAGTATAATTAATGGGGTGTAAAAGCCCCATTTTTTTTATTTAACTAAACGCAATCAAATGATACACGAAATTAAAATATATAACGCAAATAATAAATAAGATTCACAGAGGTTTATTGATAACCTTCTGTGGATATAAGAAATTGATTATCAATTAGATATAGCAATTAAAAATGACATTAAAACAAATAAATACATCAGACGAAAGGGAAACTCTTATGATGACAATGGAAAGTATAGAGCGTAGTCTCTATATTGACCCAAACGAAGAGATAGGACACCCTCCTGTTTCATTGAGCTTTGGAGAGCATAATATGGGAGGAGTGTATTACCCAACCCCTATAGCAACTTATGGTAACATAGTTTTTATACAAGCTCCACCAAAGAGCACTAAGACGTTCTTTGTAACATTATTGAGTGCAGCTTACCTAGGAGGTAGCTGCTTACCATATACCAAGGGTATAAAGGGACATAGAGGAGATAGATGTATTCTGCACTTTGACACAGAACAAGGAAGGTTTCACGCTCAGAGAGTGTTTAAGCGCACCCTAAAGATGACAGGGCTAGATAATGAGTGCTATCATACTTATGGGCTTAGAGGGCTTGATTATAGCGCTAGGATAAACTTCATTGAGTATTGCCTAGAGAGAAAAGTAAATGATCCTGGATTAGTTATAATAGATGGAATAGCTGATTTAGTTTCAGATGTAAACAACATAGATGAGTCTAATAGGATAATGCAAAAACTAATGGAGTGGACACAGAAATATAATTGTACTGTAGTTACAGTTATACATTCTAATCACGGTTCAGACAAACCCACAGGTCACCTTGGTTCAGCCCTAGAAAAAAAAGCAGAATGCGGGATACAATTAAAGCCTAACTTTGATGCTGGGTACATAGAGGTTATTGCAAAGAGAACTAGAAACTTCCCTTTTAGTAATTTCTCATATAAAATAGATTCAGCAGGACTTCCTACTGTGATAGACACAGAGGACTTATTTGATACTAAGAAATTTGACTAGACTAAAATTAGAGTTTGAACTTAAACCAGTACCTCACCAATCGGTGAGATTTACTAGAGCAGGAAGACCTTGGAAACCCAAGAAGATAATAGACTTCCAAAAGACTGTATCTAAGTTAGCGAAGGCTCAGCTAAGTAAGGGCTTTAATATTATTCCAGCAGGAACAGAGATACACATTGCGCAGCTAACCTACCAATACGCATACCTAAAGAGTATTCCTAAGAAGAAAAGAATAGGTAAATTATATAAGACTGCTAAGCCAGACTTACAAGACAATTTAAACAAGGCGTTTATAGATGCCTTAGAAGGAGTGGTTTTTGAACAAGACCAAAACATAGTAACAATAAACAATTTAGAAAAGTATTACGGAGACAAAGATTTAATAACCCTTATACTAGACTATTGATATTAGAAAAGCTTGCAGAAAACCATACCCTTTGGGTAAAAATGGTTGTCAATATGGGGTGTGATAAATACACCGCAGAAGACATAGTTCAATCAATGTATCTTAGAATACACAGACTTGTTACCGACGAGAAAAAGATAATGTATAACGATGATGAGGTCAACCGATTCTTTGTTTATGTCACACTCAAGAATATGTTTGTGGATTACATTAAAGCTAAAAAGAAATATACGTTCTTTGAGTATTTGGAAACTGATGATTTACAAGATGATTCAGATCTTGATGATTTGGAGTTTAATCAACAAGAGGCTTTTCATAACCTTGTAGACTCTATATCAACTGAGATATTAGATTGGGAAAGATATGACATTATACTTTCTTCTTTGTACTTTAAGACTAATATGTCTTTAAGAGATATAGCTAATGGATCAGGCATAAGCCTGACAAGCATATACAATTCTATTAAGAATTACAAACACGCTTTAAATATTAAGTTCATTGAAGATTATCAGGATTACTTGAATGGTGATTTTCATTTAATCAACCCTAAATCAATTACTAAATCAATCGATAAATCAAATACTAAGTAATATGGAAGATCATTATTATGAGTCTCTTGATAAGAGAAAAAAGGAGTACAAAGATTGGATTAAGTCCAGGGAAGAAGCTACAGCTTCTGACTCTATAGGTCTTGGAGACACTATAGATAAGATAACTACAGCAACAGGAATCAAAGCTGCTGTTAAATTTATCTTTGGCGAAGACTGCGGATGTGATGAAAGGAGGGATAAACTAAACAAAGTTCCACTCTTTAGATATAAGAAGATAGAGTGTCTTACTGAAGAGGAGTATAATTATCTGTATTCTGAAATGGATAAGTCTGCGAATGTAATTAGCCAGACCACTCAACTCAGAATGCTAAAGATATACAATAGAGTATTCAATGAGAAGAAGCTACCAACATCTTGCGGCTCTTGCTTTAAGTCAACTTACAATTCACTAAAGACTTTAATAGATGAGTACAACAATTAATACAGAGCTATGGAAAGAGGCGGATTTATTTGCTTGGCTATCAGATTACAAGTATTTAGATCTCGTAAAGAGCAAGAATCAAATGTCAAGATGGGATTGTTATTCTCCTACCTTTAAACATAGGATAGAGCTTAAATGCAGAAAGGTTCATTACGAAACCTTACTGCTAGAGAAGAAGAAATATGATGCTATGATGTTAGAGTCTAATAAGCATTTAGATACACCAATCTATATTAACTCTACCCCAAATGGAATATGGATGTTTAATTTGCTATTCATCAAAAGAGTATGGGAAGTTAACTACCTTAATCCTGCTACCACACAATTCTTAAACAGAAGTAGGGTGCCTAAAGAAGTTACTTACCTAAATATAAATGATGGAATAAAACTACTATGAAAAGTATAGAGCAAAAACACAGAGAAAGAAAATGGGTTATTGTAGACATTAAGTGCAGCGACTATAACACAACAGAAGATTGCGAATGGCAAATAGGCACAAGTCCACCTACCATTATTAATGGAATTAATTATATTGTAAAATCATTTTTTACAGCTAAAGAAGCGACTTTGGCTGTTTTAAGCCATAACGCAGTTATTGATTTAGAGTCTACAAAGAAAAATAAATTCATTTCTATTAGAGTATCAAATAATATAAAGGATATATACAAGTCGTTGGCAAAATCAAATAACTCAAGTCTAAGTAAAGAAATACATAAAGCTTTAGTAAGTAACTTAGATAAACATTAAATAAAAAGAGAACTACTATGATAACAATAACAACTAAATAATTATGAAGGATATGCAATTGAATTACTTAAAGAGCGTACTAATTAGCCAGCTACTGCTAGAAGCTAATGAGTCGCTAAGGCTTACTACTCAGTACAAGCTAAATGTAAAGCAGCAGATAAATAAACTTAATCTAATGCTAGAAGATACCGTAAGGGAGGAGTACAATAACTTGTACAATACGGATCCAGAAATGGTTACCAACATCTTAAACAAGATAGAGGGACTTATAGATAAGATAAAAGGCTCTAGTATAGATGAACTTGTAATGATAGAAGCTGTCATAGACAAGTACCAAGACAACAAAGAATGGTTTGTTGAACACGCTAACGCAGACTTTTTAAAGATAGAATAATGAGATATTTTATACCTTTATTAGCTATGTTGTTTATTGGTCTTAAAATAACAAATCAAATTGAATGGAGTTGGTTTGTAGTGTTAATACCTACCTATTTATTAATAATTAAAGAGGCATAGAACTTAAAAATAGATTAATATGAAACGAGAATTTAGCTTTGACGAAACACTCTCAAGAGTGTGTGATTATTTACCAGAAATAGACTTCATTGATGATTATCAAAAATTTAGATGGGCTACGGATTTGTTTAATTCAAACAAAAGCGGAGAAGAGTTTTACGCTTTATTAAGCGAAAAGATAAAGCAAATAAAACTAGACAGAGAAGTAAAAAATATTGATATAATAAGCGGAACAGAGGCAGCCTACATTAATCCTATTAGCGTAGCTGAACAAAGGAAGCAGCAACCAGTATTCTCAGGAGTACTGCAATACTTTCCAGATGCTATACTAGAAGTAGCCAATACAAGTTGGGTTGGTAACAACCAACATCATCCAGACAAACCTCTACATTGGGACAAGAGCAAATCAACAGATGAGCTAGACGCACTTACAAGGCATCTAATGCAGGCAGGAACATTTGATACAGATGGTGTTCGGCATAGTGCAAAGGTAGCTTGGAGAGCTTTAGCGAACCTACAGAGAGAGATAGACTCAGAGAAGTAGACATTAACAAAGTTTTAACATTATAGTAGTTGTTATTAACATATAATGTTTATATTTGTAGAAGGAACAATAACACTAAAACAAATAAGATGAAACTATCAGAAAAAATTACAGCAGTATTAAAAGAAATGGACAGAGAAAAAGAGAACATTAATAGTTCTTCTAGTATAGCTAGAGATAGTTGTGAGCTTTATTCTGACAAGGAATATTTTAACTTTGAGGTTGAAATAGCAAAAACTAAATTAGACGCATTAAATGAGCTTTTAGAAAAATTAATAAAATTGCTTTTGTATATGTAAATATTAAAATTTGTACTATAACATTAAAAGTAATTAAAACGATTAGGAATTATGGAAGAATTATTCGACTTAATGGACAAACAGTTAGAAACTCTTAACGAGTTATCAGTAAGAAAGCTAAACCCAAAGGCAGAGGCTATTGAGACTTTAGAGAATGAGATTTACCTAGCAGGACTTTATGATAGGGACTACTCAGTAAACAAGTTGACTAATGTGTTGAACTATATAAAGGGACAGGATGGAAACTAATATAATGTACGAGGGTTTGGAATTTACAATACAATATGATTTAATACCAGCAGAGAATGGAAGCTATGACATAGAACCATTTGAAAAAGGTGTAGATATAAACGGAATTAGCTTAGGTGGTAACTGTGTAGACTTTATGCTAAATGAAAGAACCACTAGAATACTAAAAAGATTAATACTAGAGAAGTTATGATATTACTTGTAGACGCAGATAGCCTAGTATGGTCAAGCTGCTACAGACAAAGAGAAACCGCAGAAGACACTCCATTCTTTGATACATTAGAAGAGGCTGCTGTAAAGTTTGATGATCATCTTATGAGGATAATTAATCAAATAGAGGAGATACATCCTGTTGATTTAGTAACTTTGTTCAATAACTCTAAGGGTAACTTTAGAAAGCATCTTTCAGCAGACTACAAAGCCAATAGGAAGAATGCAAACATTCCTCCATTATTAGGACAACTACACGACTACATAACTAAGGAGTATGACTCTAAGAGCTATCCAGGAGTAGAGACTGATGATGTAGTAGCTAAGGCTTGGTTTGATGCCTGCAAAGAAGTAGGCAGAGATGGTGTTATGATAGTAAGTATAGACAAGGACTATAAGCAGTTCCCTTGTCTTATGTATAACTACCACCCTAAGCATCAATGCGTACACGATATAACAGAAGAAGAAGCCTTGTATAATTTCTATGAGCAAATGATAGTTGGAGACACAGCAGACAACGTTAATTTCTGTAGGGGATATGGTGTTAAGTTTACTGAAAAATACTTAGTTGATTGTGTAACTAAATATCAATATACCAAAAAAGTGTATGAGTTATTCAAGAAGATACATAAGTCTAAGGCTTACTTTAAGTACATACAATGTTATAACTTATTAAAGCTAAAGACTAGTTTTTAATTAGTATAATGACTATAATAACTAACATTAATGACTATAACAACCATAATGATCATAATGACTAACATTAATAACAATAACAATTAGATGAAAATATTAAATTTATACGCTTGCTTAGGTGGGAATAGATACAAATGGGATGAAGTTACAGAAATAGAAGTGACTGCCGTTGAATTAGATTCTGAATTAGCGAGAATGTATCAAGAGCGTTTTCCTAATGATACAGTAATTATAGCAGATGCACACCAATACTTATTAGAGCATTATAAAGAGTTTGATTTTATATGGTCAAGCCCTCCTTGTCCTACTCATTCAAGAGCAAGATATTGGAATAGCAGTAACTATGATACAACAACACAAGCTGTATTTCCCGATATGAAGCTATACGAAGAAATACTTTTTTTACAACATTACTTTAAAGGAAAGTATGTGGTTGAAAATGTAATACCATTTTACACTCCACTAATAGAGGCAAAAAAAAGAGGTAGACATTTATATTGGACAAACTTTAATTTGCCAAACAACCTACAAGATAGGAGGTTTGCTATTTCACAAACAAAGAATGAACTGCAAGAACTATGTAAATTTCATAAGATAGATTTATCTAACTACAATGGAACACAAAGCAAAGTCAAGGTAGGTAGAAACCTAGTGGACTACGAAGCTGGAAAAACAATCTTAGAAACGGTAATGGGAATATTTAAAAAAGAAAACGAAAATCAAATACAGTTATTTTAAAGCTAATATATGAAAACATTTATAATAATACTATCAGGATTGACATCCATAATGTCAATCTTAAAGCAAGTGGAAACAGATAATGATCCTACAGCCATAGGAGATAATGGAGACTCTTATGGCATACTACAGATCCAAGACAGCGTGATAAGCGATGTCAATAGAGTTTACGGTACTAATTATGTACACGAAGATATGTTTAATGAAAAGGCATCAGAAGAAGTATTTAAGTTGTATCTTTGTTTAGGTAAGGAAATCTTCCTGAAGAAACATTGTAAGTTCCCTACAGAAGAACAGTTAGTAAGAATGTGGAATGGAGGTATTTACAAGGGCTACACTTATAAGCAGACTAACAAGTATTACACAAAGTACCTAGATGTTAAAAGGAAAGAAGAAAGAGATAGTCGAAACAATTAGCGATGATATAGTTGACAGGAAAGAAAGAATACAAGAGTTCTTTAATATGGCAATGTATGATTTAGCAAACGATGTTCCAATGGAGGAGCTTCAAGATTTGTTAGAAAGCTATAAGCAGCTTGAGAAATATGAAGAGTGTGCAGGGATTATGAGAGCTATGGATGAGTATTCTTTTATAACTTACTACTACAATGTAAATGATGGAGTAGACAAGTCAGACCTAATACAAATGGATTTTAATAAAGACAATAATAATAATAATAACAAATAAAACTGATATGATTAAATACATTTACAATTATGTAAACCTAAAGATGGGTTTAGATATATCGAAAAATACTAGAGACAGAAAATATGTAGAAGCAAGAGCTGTTTTTTATTATCTATGTTTAACCAACACTAAACTTCCAAAGCTTACTATAGGTAAATATGTTGGTAGAAACCATTGTGCTGTTATACACGCAATGAGTAAAGTTCTACCACAAATAAAAGACAAAGAATTATTGCAAGCTTTAAATAATTTTAATTCGATTGATTTAATATCAAATGAAAGAGAATTGATAGCATCTAATAAAGAGGTAAAGACCTTAACTAATGAGGTAATTAGATTAAACAATATTATAGAATCATTAGCACCAATAGAGGATAGTCATAATATCGTTAGAAGACTAAATTTATTAAACAGCAATCAATTAGAGAGGGCTATGGAAAGAATAAACGCTATGTTATTTATGATAAGTAATGAGGTTGTAAGAACGGTATCTATTAATGAGATGGAAGGAGCAGAGCTATAGCGATGCGAAGAAAGAAGACACCTGTCAAACTAACTAACTGCAATTATAAAGCTCAAAAATGGTGCTTTAATAATGATTATAAAATATATGCAGTACTGGCTCCTGGTGGTTACACTATCAGTATTGATAATGCTCACAAGCATTATGATATTAAGGAAGTTCATAAAGCAGCAGACATAGATCAAGCTATATGGAACTTATACGAGACAATATATAATAAGAAAAATAACAAGGAAAATAATAAGGAAAGTAACAAATAGATATGGCAATACCTAAAAAACATTCAGACACTATTAAGCCTACAGATGGCAGGAAAGCCAATGGCAAGAATAAGGCAGGGATTAAGACTGTTCAAGCACAGAAGTCTAATATGTCTCCCGCTAGACTTAATCAAGCTAAGAAAGACCAAATAGGTACTTATGCTTTAAAGGCTATGAAGAAAGTATTTGGCTCTGAAGAAGAGGCTTGGGAGATGTTAGCAGAGAAAGCGGTAGATAGCTTTGCTCATCTTAACTTACTATTTCAATATAGATATGGTAAGCCACTAGACAAGAAGGAAGACTCTGGAAGGACTCAGATTAAAGCTCCTGTTATTAATTTCTATGCAGCACCTCAGCAGATACAAGATATGGCAGACACTATAGACGTGGACTCTGAAGATTTAGATATGGATATTAATGATGTAGAAGATATAGATGAAGATATTAATGATATTGAAGATGTAGATGTTAACAACATCGAGGTGATAGATGAAGAAGAATTGTAAAACATTTTGTTGTATTTTCAGTTATCTTATATATGAGTGAAGCATTAACAGTAAACATACACCCTAAGTATCAAGTACTTTGGCATAATAAAAGTAGATACTACATAGTTACTGGGGGAAGAGGCTCGGGAAAGTCTTTTGGGGTAGCTATGTTCTTATTAAACCTAACATACGAGAGAGGACATAAAGTCCTCTTTACTCGTTATACTATGATGTCAGCACAGACCTCTATTATTCCTGAGTTTATAGAGAAGATAGAAATGATGGGCGTAACTGAACAGTTTAGAATTACTAAGGATGAGATAATAAACCTGGAAACAGGAAGCTCTATTATATTTAAAGGTATCCGCACATCTTCTGGGAACCAAACAGCAGCACTTAAATCTTTAAATGGAGTTACTACATTCGTACTAGACGAGTCAGAGGAACTTGTAGATGAAGAGGTATTTGATAAGATAGATTTCTCTGTTAGATCACAGCTTAAACAGAATAGATGTATATTAATACTTAACCCTACAACTAAAGAACATTGGATATATCAAAGGTTCTTCTTGCCTAATGCAATTGTAGATGGTTACAATGGACAACAAGAGGGTACTACCTTTATCCATACAGACTATAGAGACAACAAAGATAACCTATCAGCATCCTTTATAAAGCAAGTAGAGGGTATGAAGAGAGAAAGACCAGACAAGTATGAGCATATAATATTGGGGGGATGGCTCAGCAAAGCTGAAGGAGCCATCATCAGAAACTGGAGAGTAGGAGATTACTTACAACTAGAGAAGACTGTGTACTGTCAGGATTTTGGATTCTCAAAGGATTTAACAACCTTAGTAAAACTAAGTGTAGATAAAGACAACAGAAGGCTATACGTTCGGGAGATCTACGGAAAAGCAGGTCTATCAACCTCTGAGATAGCTAGACTTAATAAGATGGAATGTGGCTTAGACTTAATCATTGGAGACTCTAGTGAGCCTAGACTTATAAGCGAACTAAAAGCTTTAGACATAAACATTAAGCCTACTATAAAGAAGAAAGGCAGCATACTTAGTGGGATTGCATTAATGCAAGACTACGAGATCATAGTAGACAGAAGTAGTAAGGGAGTAATGAAGGAGTTTAATAACTATGTATGGCAAGATAAGAATGAGAAACCAATAGATTCTTACAATCACTTTTGTGATGCTATTAGGTATGGCTTACAGTATTTAATACAAGGAAGCAACTCTGGAACTTATGTTATAAGGTGAGCCTTAAACATAGTACCCCCTTAAACATAGTAGCCCTAAATACAAAGAGCCTGGTACATACCAGGCTTCTTCATACCTAGCCCCCAAGCTGGGACACAGCAGTAAAATTAAACCGCTATTCCTTTTAATAATTCCTTACTGAACACCTCGAAAGAATGTTCCTCAGCACAGTTGCCATCTTCCCAGATAACAGAATGAAGACTACCGTCTTCCATAAGTGTTAAATGAATACTTAGATCATCACTAAAGTTGACAACCTTTTCTGATAATGTTTTTAATTTAATTTCTTCCATAATGTTTGACTTAATTTCTTCCATAATATTTATATTTATTTATTACTCTTAAACATAGTAGGGGTGCTCAATGCTACTCTTAAACATAGTAGGGGTTAGTTTTTCCTCACTCTTAAACATAGTAGGGGTCAAAAACGGCACTCTTAAACATAGTAGGGTAAAAAAATGCTACTCTTAAACATAGTACCCTATTTTTGTTATCTAGATTCATTCTAAATAGTGCCTTAATTAGATTCATTCTAAATAATATGTTACCTGGACTCATTCTAAATAAGAAAATACATTCTAATAAATTAGGATATGTTATATTATTTATGTACACGCGCGCCTGCTTCATTATATAGATGTTTCACAAAGATAAAACCAGGCGTTAAAATAATTAGTACAAAAAATGATCTAAATTTGTATTAATACAAAAAAATGTTTATATTTGATCATTATTAACCACAAAAAAATAGAAACAATGACAAAAGCAATCCAATTCATCAAAACATTACCTTTAAAGGATAGGTATCGCATTAGCAAAAGCAACAAAGCATTCATCGTAATTAAGGAAGATAATAGCTATATTTTTACTAATGACCTGGTAAGATACCGACACGAGTACATAAAAAGAAACGGATGTTTTGCCGCGATCAGTACATTAATTAATGAGATATAATAATATAAACAAATAAGATATGGAAAACATAAAAGTTAAAACAATCCTCAGTAAAGGAAACACTAACGCCAAAACTGCAAAAAATAGCTTAGAAACATTTATAATGTACTTAAGTCCTTATAATTTAAACAGTAAAGGAATCAATATCTGCCCTAAGGCGTCCAAGGGCTGCGCTGCAGCCTGCCTGTATACCGCTGGCCGCGGTGCATTTTCTAATGTGCAAAAAGCAAGACAAAATAAAACAGAGCACTATCTGAATGATAAAAAAGCTTTTGTTCTGCAGTTATCATATGAGATTTTAAAGCAATACACCAAAGCAAAGAAACTAAACAAGAAAATAGCATTTAGATTAAATGGAACCTCAGACATTGATTTTATTTATTTGTTGCAAAAATATGCTGACTTAGATGTTAGCACTTTAAAGGATTTTGCGGTTTTTTATGATTATACCAAGATTTTAGGCAAAGCAAAAAAGTACTTAGGTCACCCTAATTACTTTTTAACATTTAGTAGGGCTGAGGATAATGACAAAGAAACCAATGAAGCAATAGGTTTACGCATTAATGTTGCAGCCGTCTTTGGTGGAGACCTACCTACAATGTACAAAGGTGCAAAAGTAATTAATGGAGATTCCTCGGATATTCTAATGATTTACAATAAAGGAGTCATATTAGGGCTTAAGGCAAAAGGAAAAGCTCGCAAAGATACAAGCGGCTTTGTAATAAATTAAACTATGAGAAACGATCTAAACTACCAATGTAGCCAATGTAATTATATTAATCATAGTACTATAATGTACTGCGTAAACTGTAATGCTAATAACTTATAACTATGGACAAAAAAACAACACCTAAGGACTTTTACACCATACAAAACGGATTATGGAAACAAACAGAACTAAACGTGACTAACCTACACTGGCACTGGATCACACTATACAATGATGATCTAACTGTAAAAGGGATCGGAATGTATGAAAGGATTAATTTAAATAATTTAAATAATTAAAACATTATAACTATGGATACAAAAGATCACAAACAAATAATAAGCATTATAAACAGTACTACAACTGAGCAGCAACTTTACTTTATACAGTGCATCGCTGAGAAAATTATGATTAATGTACCTACTAATGGGGTTTCTAATTCCTGCAGTATACAAGACCCGCATTCCAACATATATTTAAACGGAATTTATATAGAGATAAATTTGCAAACAGATTAATATAAACTTATATATACTAACTAATTAGCCCCTTAATTGGGGCTTTTTTTGTGCCTTATAATTAATGTACTATTTTGTTAACAGGCTTATAATCAGTAAAGGTCATATTATCGAACTTTAGAACCCCTTTCAACCCCTATAAACACTACCTTTTAGCCTATCTAAGCCACTATCTTTACTCTTAAATAGGGTAGTACTATGAGAGATATAACTCTTAAATGTAGTATACTAGGGGAGGGAAAAAGAACGTAAAATGAAGGTCGGCGTCTGTATTACACCCCTTCGATGAATTCAACAGCTTATGATTTACCTCAGATAAACCACTTATAATTTACCCTAAATAAACCCTAAATACTAAAATATCTTTTTACTTATATTGGGTAGCCTAATTAAAAAAATATAATAAATATGAGTTACCCTAGTTAGAAAAATATAATAAATATGAGATTAGGTTATACTGTAGTATGGATTAGAACTAGTAGTTCGGTAGGGCTTGGCTTGTAAGCCAGCCCATAAGATATATGTTGTAGAATACTTATTGAGGCTATTAAGAGAAGGAGTTACACCCCCTTACAAATATTAATTATTATGCTGTTTATTGTAGAGTGGATTAGAAGATTCAATAAGTCTTCGTTCCACGTTAAGCCTTACTGATTCATTCTCTATATGAGAATATACATCGAATGAGTCGAAGTCTTTATCCTCTGTGTGCTTACCTATTCTTGAGGCTAGACATTTAGTTTGACCTACATATACAAGTACGCCTTCCTTATATAATCTATATACGCAGGGAGAATTAAAATACTCCATAGAAAATCTATTAGAGTCTGTACGTTTATTTATAATTCTTTTAGCAGACTTCATATCAAGTAGATCAGATATTTCTTTATTAGTGTCTATATCTTTTTGTTCTACTTGTATAAGTGTTCCGTTTCTTTTAGTCTTAGGCTTCCGTTCAGACTCCAGCCTTGCGACCTCTATATCTATTGACTTGTTAAGCGACTTTCTGCCTACTTTGTTTCTTTTTTTATAATACATAATATATTTATCTTATTAACCAAACCCACTTCACCTATCAAAGGAAAATATATAAAAAATATAATCACCTATGTAGAGAAGTTCTCCCATCATTAAACTGTAGCCAAATCCATTGTTGGCAAAATCTACACGCTTACCCACTTGCGTCTCTTTAACGAGTTTTAACAGCTATCCTAGTTGGGAAACTAAAGGAAATAAATAACAATTAATTGAGGATTGCTATACTGATTTTAACTTGAACTATGTGCCTCTTACTGATCAAGGAATGTTACACTAAGATAACTATAAAGTACCTTTTTTGTTTTATATATTAGGCTGTATCTTAATACTATTTATCTATAGTGTAGTTACCAACTATAAGGTTTATCTATAGTTGTATGTAGAGATATATAATATTTATCTATAGTTATATGTAGAGTAAAACAAAAAGGAAGTAAATCAGTTATCATACTACAAGTATAATTTATGGCAGTAATAGAATTAGAAGTAAGCATACCTCAAGACCTAAGTGCAATTAAATTGCATCAGTATCAGAAGTATCTAAGCATCTCTAAGAATATTGAAGAGGGCAACAAGAACAATGAGTTCTTGAACTTAAAAGCATTAGAGATATTCTGTGGCTTAACCTTAAAGGAGAGCTATGGATTACCTGTATCAATGTTTGAGTCTGTTCTTAAACAGCTATCTGTTTGCTTTGATCAGAAGAGTGACTTGGTTAATAGATTTACTATGACTGGTTCTGATGGGGTTACTGTTGAGTTTGGTTTCATACCTAACTTAGATAAGATTTCTATGGGTGAATATGTAGACTTAGAGTCTTATATTTCTGATTGGGATAATATGCATAAAGCTATGGCTGTTATGTATAGACCTATTATAGCTGGTAAGGGAGGTAAGTACATTATAGCTGAATATGAAGGCTCTGAGAAGTGGGCAGAAGTTATGAAAGATGCTCCTGTTAATGTAGCATTAGGTTCTATTGTTTTTTTTTATCGTTTAGGGAAGAAATTGTCAAAATATACGATGAACTCTTTAATGGAGGAGGCTCTGATGAACAAGGAACCTTCTCCCTCACGGCAGGCTTTGGTAGAAAATGGGGCTGGTATCAGTCAATTTATGGACTTGCTGGAGGAGACGTCAGAAAACTTGATGAAGTTACCAAAGTTTCATTACATACCTGCTTAATGTGGTTAAGCTTTGAGAAGGAAAAGAACGATATAGAGGCTAAAATGATAAAACAGGCTAGTAATAAAAACAAATAACGATACAGCCATACGATATAATACATAATAACGATACGGCCATACGATATAATATACAATAATGACACAGATATACGATATAATAGATAAATTAAAGGACAGACTAAGGACTAACCCTAATGTTTTTACTGTTACCTATGGAGATTTGTCTGATGTAGACTTAAATAAGACTACTATATTTCCATTAAGCCACTTAAACATTACTAATGTGGTATTTGATGGCCCAATAATGCGTTTCACAATACAATTACTTGCTTTAGATGTGGTTGATTACAATAAAGATTTACCTGCTAAGGATGTTATTAATGGTAATGACAACTTGCAAGACGTTTATAACAGTCAATTACAGGTGGTTAATGATGTTATTCAACAATTAAGAAGAGGAGATATGTTTACTGATAAGCTTCAGTTGCTTGACGCTCCTTCAGCTCAACCATTTAAAGACAGATTTGAGAATGAGTTAGCTGGATGGGGAGTAAATATAGATGTTGCTATACCAAATGAAATCAGTATCTGCTAATGACTACGACACGGTTTGACAATCTACAAGCGGAATTAATTAAGTATGGTGAGCTGCTTGTTGAGAGGTATAGGTCTCAACTAAAGATTGATGGAACAAGTGCTACAAATAAAACAAGAGACAGTATAAGATACAAATCTACTAAGGATGAATTACAAATATTATCTGATATATCTTTAAAATACGTTGATGAGGGTAGACCAGCAGGAGCTGCTCCATCCTTATCTGCTATAGAGGCCTGGGCAAAGGCTAAAGGAATAAAGCCTAAAGATGGATCTGGAAAGTTTGTAGCTGTAAATGATAGGAGTATGTTTTGGATGGCTAAAAACATAGCTAAATCCATAAGTGAAAAGGGTACAATAAAAAGGTTTGGTTATAAGGGTTCTGGAATTATAGACTTTGTCTATCAGAACAATAAAGAAGCAATGCTTGATAATATATTTGCAGCATACGGAAGAGACATAGAAGAAGTGATTCAAGATATAGTAAAAAGGAAATAATGGATAAGTTAAACACAAGAAGCCCATATTATATAACTATCAATAGCGAGAACCCTCCTGTGGTAGTTCCTCCTACTGACCCTGTTCAGACAATACCTGTTAGCTGTGGAGAAACATACAGTACAGGAACTGATGTAGGAGAGAATTTGTTTGAAATTAATACCTCTGAGGTTGGTTCTGTTTTCCTTACTATTACAGGTAACCAGGTTCCCATAAGGTTTGTTGCTGATTGGAACGGAGTAAGTACTGTAGACACTAAATACATAGGGGCTAGTAGTTATGATCCTCAATTACTTCTTGCAAACATACCTCAAGGAGATATAGCTACAGCCGCTGTATCTAATAAGAATACTATAATTACGTTAAACAAGACTACGGCTACTCCTACATTGGTAACTTTAAGGGCTTATGCTCCTTTGGTTAATGATGATTACGAGGTTACATTTACTTGTCCTACTGCTGCGGTAATTACTGTGCCTTGTGGTGCAGGATCTACTTATGCTGGAGGGCCAGCATTCCCTCAGACAGATACTATTGAACTTGGTAGCGCAACAGGGGTTGTTACTTTATCATACGATGCTTACGGTCTACCTGATAAATTCATAGTTACATTTGATGGTGTTGAAGTAATAAATACTGGATACAGAGGATCTTCATCAAACCAAACAGTTCTTAACACCGCTTTAGCGGCAAGAGGGCTAGGACCAGAAACAATACAAGGAGTTGGATCAGGTAGTATGACATTCTATAAAACAACAGCAACAACAACAGCAACAGTTGAGGTGTATGCTCCAAACGCTGGAACAGCTTGGGAGTACGTATTAAGCTGTCCTCAATAAAAGATAACAAATGGCAAAAGTACAAAGTGCAAACTTAAAATTATGGGTATATGAAGGAGTATTCGGTTCAAGAACCTTACTCCCTACATATACAATATATAAAGAAAGGACATCAACTAACGATATTATAGTATTTGAGGTAGCTGAACTGATTAGAGACTACATTAATGTTAGGTTTGATGGGGACTATGATACTATAAAACAAACTGTTTGGGTAGAATGGGAGGTAACAAGAGTCTTTGATGATGGATCTTCTGATGTTGTTCCTGGACAAGGGGTTGCTTTTGATGGTTTTGGATACTTTGAGCAGGGTATTAACCCAGGACTTAGCTATAGTCTATTACAGACTAATACTGTTATGTACGTTAAAGATGGGGATTTAGCAAGAATACCTGTTTATACTGGGCCTCAAGGAGCTTTTAAGGTAGATTATTACAAAGGAGGAACATTATTAGTCACTAATACCTTTGGCGTTAGTGTTACATCAATAACTGTAGACACGCTTGATTACACGGTTGACAATAATTTAGGGACTATAACTACTGACATCTCTCACGTAAAGAGTCAGGACAGTAATCTTGTGACAAACTCAATAGCATACGGCAATCCTGATACTGCTATAGTAACAGGAGTTAGTGGAGCTACTGATGTAGTTACTATAAATTACTTGACTGAGTGTAAGTATGATCCAAGCAAGGTTTCCTTCACTAATAAGTTTGGGGTAGTTCAATCTATTTACTTCTTCAAGAGAAGGGATGACTCTGTTAACATAACTAAAGATAGGTTCAAGGCTAATACGCTGGACTTTGGAACATCTACATTAAGCTACGGTACTAATATTCCGCAAAACAAAGACTTTAATGTCAACGGCAATAAGTCAATTAAACTTAATACTGGCTTTGTAAGCGAAGGCTTTAATGAGGTTATAAAAGAGATTCTATTGTCTGAGAATGTTTGGATACACGAAGATTCAAAGGTATACCCTATAAACCCAAAGACCGAATCATTAAAAATGAAGAAGAGCGTAAACGATAAGTTAATTGATTACGCTATAGACTTTGATTATTCTTTTGACACTATAAACAGCATAAGATAAATGCAGACTATACAGATATATTTAGGCACAAGCAGACTTGAGATGTTTGAAGATGAAAGCGTTGAGCTTACGTCTTCTATTCAAGACGTTAAGGATATCTCTAAAATATTTACAGACTACTCTCAGTCGTTTACAATTCCTGCATCTAAAAACAACAATAAAATATTCAAGCATTATTATGATAATGCGTTAGTAGGTGGGTACGATGCCAGATTTAGAGACGATGCTGAAATACAATTAAACCATACGCCATTTAGAAAGGGAAGCCTTAGACTCAATAAGGTATTGATGAAAAGCAATAAAGCTTATGCTTATTCTGTAACATTTCTTGGGGCTACAACTACGCTAACAAGAATACTTGGAGACAAAAGATTAAACAGCCTTACTTCGTTAACTCCTTATAATCACGATTGGACATTTGATAATGTAAAACAAGGAATAGAAACAGGATTAGTGGTAGGCTCAGATGATGAAGCTATTATATATCCGCTTATAAGCCCTTCTTATAGGTTTATTTATGATTCTGGCACTTATGTTACTCCTGAGAATTATCGTAACCTGGCAAACGCTTCCTCTGGAGAGGGATTGTTTAAGTCAGACCTTAAACCTGCTATAAGAGCAATACACGTCATTGAGGGCATAGAAAACCAATATCCTGAAATACAATTCTCAAGAGACTTCTTTGGTCAAGATGTGTTTAATGAACTGTATCTCTGGTTAAATAGAGAAGCAGGAACTATTGGAGACTCTAAAGGTGAATATGAAGTAGAAAAAGGAGTTATAATTAATTGGAGTGGCCCAAGTACTGGGACTGATTATTGGAACTTAGATGGCAAAGACACGGCAATACTAGGTGCTATAGTGACTTCTTCTAGTTCAGAAACATCATCTTTTCAATTAAACATAGTAACGTCTTCTTCTGCTAAGTATGATATTATTGTATATAATAATGTCACTAACATAGTAAGCAATCAGACCACAAGGTCTGTTGCGTATGAATACAAAGGATTAGATGGCGATAATTCGGTGACAGAGACTATACTTGCTGGACAAAATAACTACAATTCAGAATCTCTACAATTTGAGGTTAGGTCTTTTTCTGCTATTGAGTTTACTTCTACATTAGAATTAAACCTTTTTAATTATGGCTCTTTATCGCAAACAAGAACTTACACGGCAGGTACGGCAAACTCTGGAGTAATAAGCAACATTGACTATATTGATGTAGCATCAGAAATGCCTAATATTAAGATAATAGACTTCTTGATTGGTCTGTTTAAGATGTTTAATCTAACTGCCTATGTTGAAGATGGAATCATTGTAGTTAATGATTTAAACAGCTTCTACGCTACTCCTCCTAATGAGCCATTTGATATAACTAGATACGTTGATGTTGAAACGTCTTCTGTAAATAGATTAGATTTATATGCTAACATTAGGTATGAGTTCAAAGAGCCTTCTACGAGGCTCGCTGTTAAGTTTGATGAACTGTTTGATTTCCCTTTTGGTAATGAAGAGTTTAATGTTGTTATAAATAACAGGTACATAGACGGTACTGACTACTTGGTTCAGCTACCTTTTGAAAAGGTTATATATGAAAAGCTATTAGATGAAGATGATAGCGTCTATACTAACATACAGTATGGGTACTTTGTGGACAAGAACGACAACTCAATAAAGGGAAGTCCATTATTATTCTATAACTGTAACACTACTGTTGATGTGGCTAAGCCACTTCAGTTTAAGTCTGATGATGGGATAACCCCATATCAACTAGCTACATATAATAGACCTAGTAATGTAAAGTTAGACGGCACTCAAACATTAAACTTTGATGCTGAGAATGATGAATTTACTGTTGGGTTAGCGACTCCTTCTTACAATGATAACTCTCTGTTTGAGATCTTCCATAAGGACTACATTAAGAATATATTTGATATTCAAAGTAGAATCATTGAAATAACAGCACTATTGCCACTTAAAGTATTGCAGAAATATAAACTTAATGATAGGTTTATTATAAACGGAAAGAAGTATGCTATAAACAAAGTTGTTTCTAACCTTATGACTGGTAGAAGCAACCTTGAATTAATAACAGAGGCAGTAGAGCCATTTGTGCAACCAAGAAACATATACATTACTTTTGGGACTTACACTTCAGGCTTAAACGTTCCTATAGTTGTTACAACATCTGGAGGCTGCGACAGCTCTACTATACAATGGTCTACAGACCCAGACTTTCCAGGAGGAGGAACATCTGTTTCTGCTGGCTGCTCTGGTGAGACTGTGATCACTATGCCTTCTTATAGTACCTTTTATTATAGGGCGTTTACTATAGATGTGAATGATCCTTCTAATACCGCTTTGTCAAGCGTAATAGTTAAAACATTGTCACAGGCTACCTTCTACACTCCAGAGACATTGAAATACGGAACATCATTAGCATTATCTTGTGGAGGCGTAGATACTACTCTTTACATTAGTAGTGTAGATGGACTCTATTATGACTCTAATTCTGGTAGCGGTAGCTTAGTTAACAATTCCTTCTATTCTGATGGAACTAGAGTATACACGTTTATATCTGGCGTTAAAAGTGAAGTAGGTTTCTGTTTCTCTTACAGTACTCAAGTATTCAAATACGCAGCTGTTATGCAAGACTCTTGTTCTGGCTCAAACTACACTTTGTACTATAATAATACAGATGGCTTGTATTACACAGCGGGAGATGGTAGTGGAAGTTTATTTACTGGTAGCTATTATTCTAACGGTAACTTTATATACTCATTTAGCAATGGTGTTAAGACACAAGAAGCAACTTGTGATAGCTTCACTTCAGAAACCTATACATTTAGCAATAACGTTAATACTGTGTGTGACTCTGCCTTGTTCGTAGCCCTTTACATAAGCACAAATGATGGTCTTTATTACTTTACGACCTCTGGAGTAGGAAGCCCTGTAAGTGGAGGGTATTACTTTAAAGATGGAAACATATATTCATTCTCAAGCGGAGTAAGAAGCTTAGTTAATCCTTGCGCTGTTACTCCTTTGTCTACTGACTTTGTTATGACAATAGACACAAGGCTAAATTCCTACATAAGCGACCCTTTCTTTGAGCTTAACGTTGCAGCTGGGGGA